TAAAAAAAATGTATTCAGGACAATCTGCTGCTATGGGTTTAACTGATACGAGTTACCCAATAAAAATAGAAAAATTAAATGAATTAAAAATAAAAGAAATTGAAAAGAGTACGGTAGAAAGTGGTCCACCAAGTGTCATTATGCAAAAAGGTGGTGACTCAATTACAACAAATAACACATATGAAACTAACACATCATCTATAGGATCAGAAATGACCGATAGACGATTTTTCCATGATATAGGGTAATAAATATTAATATGTTTAATTTTAAAAATCCATTCAAAGCATTATCAAATGTAATTAAAACAGGTACAGCTGCTAAAAACATTGCAATGTCAAGCAATTTACCTACTATTAATTCATTATCAAAAGGTGTTATTGATTACAATCCTACAAACATAAATTACAATTCAGGTAGCGGTGCTGCTAAATCATCAACAACAGGTTCAAACTTTTTTGTTTATCCTGTTGATAAACAAGACCAAGAGCATTACATATTATTTGATATTGTACAAAGACAAGACAAAACAACAAGTGGTGGTGGCCATCCAAGTGCAACGACATCATTTGCAAATAATAATGTAGGTGGTGTAAATAATCCAGGTGCAACTGTACAATCTCAAAGATTGAATACGGTCATCTATGGTGCAAATAGATTTTTTGGTGAAGGTGGAAAACTAGGATTTATACCTACAGGTAAAGGTGCTGAAAGAACAGTGGTCTCTACAATTGCAATTTACATGCCACAGACACTTAAATTTAATTTAGCGGCAGATTATGGACCTGCTGAAATAGGAGCAATTACTGCTTTGGGTCCTGCATTAAAGGATTATTTTAGTTCAGGTTTTGACACTTCTAATTTAGGTTCAATTATTCAACAAGGAGCAAAAACAATAACAGGATTTTCATCATTTATAACAGGCGGTCTAGGTACAGGTCTCAATGCTGCATTACAAAGAAGAACTGGTATTGCACCAGCAGCGATGACGGAAATGATTTTCAATGGTATTGACTATAGAAATTTCAGTTTTGAATTTAAACTTACACCAAGATCGAAGAAAGAGTCGGATGTTATAAAAAACATGATAAGAGAATTTAAACTAGGCATGTTACCAGAACGATATGGCACAGGTAGTATTGCCGCATATAAAATTCCATTTGAATTTGTAATACGATTTATGAAAGGTACCAAGATTAATCCTTACTTAGAACAAATAGGTTTATGCGCTTGTACAGGTGTGGATATTGACCATGGAGATAAATTTTCAACTCATACTCATGGTGATCCTGTTACTACTAATCTTACATTAACATTTAGAGAACTAGAACTAATAGAAAAACAAAGATACAAAGAATTAAACCCTTACTAATATGGCAGATTATTTTTCATACTTTCCTAAAATACTTTATGATGCTGCTGGCAACGGCAACTATAAGGTAGTAACTAATCTATTAAATCGTGTTGTTATGAAACAAGGTTTAAAAGATGTGGCAGCTATTTTTGACACCGTAAGTGTACAAGGTGAAATGTCACCTGAACATGTTGCTGAAGAATATTATGGCAATCAAAAATATTATTGGGTAATACTATTGTTTAATAATATCAAAGATAGATTTTACGATTGGCCTTTACCGCAACAAGATTTTGAAAATTATGTAAACGACAAGTACAGTAATCCAAATGCTGTTCATCATTATGAGATAGACCAAGAAAGCGGTGCCACATCATCATTTGATAATTCACATAAAGTACAAGTAAATAGTACCGTATCAGGTGCAACTGCTGTAACAAATTACGATTACGAATTAAGAAAACAACAAGACAAAAGTAGAATAAGACTTTTAAAACCAGATTATATTGAATTAGTGGTTGAAGAATTTACAACACTATTAGGTAATTAATGAATGAGCGACAAACCAAAATACAAAGATAATGAGTACCGATATCCTGGCGATTTTAGAGCAAAAGAGATTTTACTTTACAGTTACAGTGGTAACATACTAGACATATCCGAATTAACTGCTGTACTAAACATCTATCAAAGCATTGACTCACCATTTATAAGTGGTAATTTAATGTTCTTTGACTCAGTAGGTGCTACAGATAGTTTGCCAATTATTGGTAATGAATTTTTAGAATTTAAATTAAGAACACCAATAGACGCTGGTTTAGATGAAGAAATAGACGCAAGTAATCATCGGTTTCAAGTCTATGAAAAAAAATCAATCAAAACAGCACAAAACGTACAAGCCGTTGGTCTATTTTTTACATCACAAGAAAAAATAAGAAATGAAAGATTACGAGTTTCAAAAACTCTATCTGGCACATATTCTGAAATGGTTGAAACCCTTGTAAAAGGCGACAAGACATTATTAAACACCAAGAAAAACTTGTTTGTAGATCAAACACTAGGCAATTACTCATACACTTTTCCAAATGTAAGACCGATGGATGGTATTATGCAAGTAGCATCCTTATCTGAACCAATTAATTTTAGAACACCTGATTATTTGTTTTTTGAAAACAATAGAGGTTTTCATTTTAGATGTTTAGAAAGTTTGTATAGAGAAAGTGCTGATAACACACGAACACGACCGTTTGTTGCTTATTTTGATTTGTTATCTGCCTTTAATGCAAACTTTGGTTCACCTGATGAAGAAACAGCATCACCAATGACCAAACCTTATTCATTTACATTTAACAATTCATATGACACATTAACAAATACAAGAACAGGAATGTTTGGTAGTTCAATGTATGCACATGATTTGATTGATAAGAAATTTATTAAAACAAATCTATCCTATACAAGTTATTATGACCGTGCATTACACATAGACGCTCCTGATGGTATTGGCAATCGTTATCAAGGCATTATGCCACCAGGTCCAGCTGACTTTGATGATGAATATACTGTTAATGATAAAAATGCTGGGTCAACAAATAAAAAACAAGTAGATGATTTAACACTTTCAAAAATGAATCGTCTTGGTGCAGGTAAACGTAAGTACATGGACGATTATTTTGCTAGAGTGTTTGTATCGCCAAATACACGTCATAATCATATAAGAAATAGTGAAGGTATAGCATCCGATCCTAGAATAGAACAAAAACAGGCATTATCACAATCAACTAGAGATTACTTTTCCATTATTGTAGATGTGCCAGGTAACTTTACTTACAATGCAGGCGATTTAGTATGGTGTGAAATACCGTCATACAATGCTGCAATGGCAAACAATGAAACATCATTAACCAGAGAGGGTAAAATAGATCCGTTATTAACAGGTCGTTATTTAATTAAATCATTACATCATCAAATTGATTTTATGGATCAAAAACACACTACAGCCGTAACCGTAGTACGTAACATATTTGCAAGTGATTTACCAAATGCAGAAACATTTAAGGCAAATGCACAATTTAGAACAAAACCAGTAGATGTAATAGGGTCAGGTATTGACCTTGCTACACTTAACCCTATGAAAAATCTAAAAGACTTGAAAATACCGTCACCACAGATAAGTACCGTAGAAGACATTGCTAAGACATTAGGCGTAGATTTGAATACAAGTGACTTAAACGTCAAGGATGCCGCTAATAAGGCGGTAAATGCCGTTTTAAACAGTACTTCCAATAGGGTATTACAAAACAAATACCTTGCACAGATCAATAGTGCCGTATTAGATAGAAAAACAGTAGTAGAAAAGATTGCTCAAAAGGCAAAATTACAACTAGGTGGTATAAACCTTAATGCTGTTGCAAATCTATCAAATTTACAAGGTATGGCAAGAGATAGATTAGCAGAGGGTATAAGAGGTAGAGTCAATAACTTTGTTCAATCCTCTATAGTAAGTTTTAAAAACACAAACGTATTTAAGTCTGCTTCAAGTTTTTTTAAAGGTAAATTCTTCTAGTATGCTCAACGTTTATTGCGAGTTTAGAAAAAATTTTCCATATAAGGGTTAATACGGCCACAAGTAAGGACACAATAGAGCAATGTACAAACAATGTAAGAAATATACTAAATAAATAGAATTCCAAAGAACCAAAGATAATTTGAAACATATGAAAGAAGAAGATACACTAATTAACGAAGGCACATTCCAAGAATATGACTACAATAATGAAGACCATGAATGTGAATGGAAACGAGTGCATAGAGGGTGGCCTCCATATAGTGCTTCGCACCGCGGCGCCTACGCAAATAGTAAAAATACGGATAAATATAAGGAGGTGACCGCTTTAAATACGGCACCTTATGGGAATTTTTTATGGCACTAACAGATTTTATGGGGAAAGACGGTTTCATCTGGTTTGCAGGTGTTGTAGAGGACAGACAAGATCCTCTTAAACTTGGCCGTGTTCGAGTACGTTGTTTAGGTTATCACACGGAAGATAAGAAAGTATTGCCTACTTCAGACTTACCTTGGGCACATCCACTGTTACCTATTACTTCATCAGGCATATCTGGTATTGGCCATACTCCACTTGGTCTATTAGAAGGCAGTTGGGTGATTGGTTTCTTCCGTGACGCAGATACAAAACAAGACGCAGTAATCCTTGGTTCATTGCCAGGCATACCTACAACTACAGGTGCAATTAACAAGGCAGAGGGACTTGGTTTTTCAGACCCTAATGGCATTTATCCTAAATACGCAAATGAGAGTGATGTCAATAGACTCGCACGGAATGACGCAGATAATGAAAGTATTACACTTACAGCAAGAAAGACCCTACGAAACGCAAATTATACAAACATACCTACGGCAACTATACAGGCCGTATTTGACACAGCAAGTGAGGGTGATATATGGTCCTTACCAGAAAACACTTACGCTGCTCAATATCCTTATAATCATGTATATGAAACCGAATCAGGTCATCTATTAGAATTTGACGATACACCAGACAAAGAGCGTATATTGCTTTATCACCACAGTGGTACTGAAACAGAAATTACGGCCGCAGGTACAGTAAATAATATTCATAAAGACTCAACCTATACGATAACCGAAAAGAACAACAAGGTCTACATTAAGGGAGACTCTGATGTAACCTTAGGTGGCCGACATAAAGTCATCATTAACGCAGATGGTGAAACAAATAATCACTATGATATACAGGTCGGCCCTAACGCAAATGTCAATATACAAGTAGATGGTGGGAATGTCAATGTTACCGCATTAACCTCTCAAAGCGGCCCAAATACAGTAGGTGGGGATATAAACCTATTTGCAGGTAAGAATATTACAATGCAGGCCGTCGGTACATTGTCAATTGCCGCTAATAAGATAGAAGAGGTATCACAGACAACGACCACAAGAAGTGCTCAAAATGAGTACCATACATACGGTAACCCAATTGACCATAACTAATCACTATTAAAACTGGCTGGGCTTTCTAATCTATAAAAGTAGTAAGTAACATATGAATATAACACGGTCGCAAACTCAAGGCAAAACCATAGCCTTTTATATGAAAATTTTTTTCGTGCTATTTTTTGTGCTATTAAGTGGATGTGTTAAAGTGTCAATAGCATGTAACGTTAATAATATAGAAGAAATCGCATCCGCGGTCGAAGACTGTAAAGAGAATCCTACGATGGGGATTAAGGGTACATTCTAAGGAGTTAAACTTTTATACATAGTTATGTTGAGTCCCAGAAAAAGATGCTAGAGCTAACAGAAAACGCAGTTAAACGATTATCTTACATAGCAGATAAGGCAGGCACTCGTTATGTGAGATTAGATATTAAGGGTGGTGGATGTGCAGGTTTTAATTATGACTGGTCTACTACAGATACAAGGGAAGACAAGGATCTATTGTTTGCTGATGTATTGTTAATATCAAGCGATTTAGAGTTTTACTTGTTAGGTACAGAATTAGATTGGGTAGAAGATACGTTTAAGGCCGAGTTTGTTATATCGAACCCTAATAGTAAAAGCAGTTGTGGCTGTGGGGAATCGTTTAGTATCTAGCCTATCTTAAAATTTTTTCGCTAAACTTCGAGTCTAATCTGATGTAAACTGTGCGGTTTTTTATAAATATAGTAAAGAGAGAGATAAATGAGTCGTTCCCATTTAGAACAAGTATTAGGTACTAAACTTCCGATAGTAGATACAGGTGGTGTCAAAACTGTAAGTATCTCTAGTGGTGTATTAGATATTGATTTTAATTACGGTGTCCATGTCGTAGCACATGACGCCAATATTACTTCTATTACCTTTTCAAATGTTAAAACAGATTATTCTTCTAAAAATGAAGTCTTAGTTATTTTAACACAAGACATTACAGGTGGTCGTACAATTACATCTTCAGGTTTTTATACAGCAGGTGGTTTAGGTTTAGATATATCAACAACGGCAAATCATATTAATATGGTCACTTTCTTAACGACTGACGGTTCTACATTCTACGGATTTAGTAATGGCAAAAACTTTAGTTAGAGGTTATCATGCCAATAGCAATTACTCCCACAACTAGTTACGGAAACAAAACAGTATCGGGTACTACATCTGCCAACGCACTTGTATTACTAAAAAATCCTTCTTCAGGTCAAGTTGTAGCCACAACAACAGCAGACGGTTCAGGTAACTACTCATTTACAGTTTCTAATTCAATACCTTTACAAGTATCGGTACCCTCATCTGTTGACCCACAATTACAAACAACAATAGACATTACTTCACCTGCTACGCCGTATTCTGATTTTGGTAATGACCAAGTACCTATGGCGGTTGCAGACTTTCCACAAACAACAGGTTCATCTGCTAGTTATTATATTGGAACACCTACAGTATCAATTGTAGATACAACAGGTTCAGGTTCAGGTGCTGAAGTTTCTGTAACTATGGCAAATGTGGGTGACCCTTATGCTAGTTATAGTAGTCGTGTTATAGATAGTGAATTATATGGTGGTGTGGCAAAACCTTTACGACAATATACAATATCAAAATTAGGTAGTGGTTATGAAACACCTAAAATGAGAATTACAGGTACACAAGTTTTAAGTACAGGTTTAACACCAGAACAATTAGAAACACAATTAGGTATTACAACAGGATTTACATATAATGGTTTTAACTTTTATACCGAAGTAAGAACAAGAGATATAAGTTGTATTACAAGACAAATAGGTGTTGTGGGTGTAACAGGTGTTGAACAAGTTTTAGGTTCAGACCATTCTACTTGGGGAGATTATGGTAATGATTATAGAGGTGGTCGTTGTACAGCGACCTTTCCTGGTGAACAAGATGTTACAGAACCAGCAGATGACAGTTCAGTAGATGGCGCAACAGCATTACAAGATTTAAAAAATGTGGTAGATAATGCAAACTATTATAATGGTTCTCAATTAGCGGCCTACTATGCAATTATCTATGGGCAAAATCCAAACGATATAACACACACAGGTAATCCAGCTGCACCGTTTAGTGGTGTGCCTTCAAATGCTTTAGATGGTGGTGCTGTATGGGCATATAATCAAAATCCAAAAATTATTTCAAAACAAGAATTGGATTTATTAAAAGGGTACTTTGGTAGAAAACTTATGGTAGAACCTATATCAAGTATTTTACCTACTACTGCTTTTTGGAATTCATATACAGCTGCAACAGTTTTGTTAGGTGCTTGGAATCTTGGTCAAGGTGTTTTTCAAACTTCTATTGTAACTGAATTAGTAAGTTTTGTTAGGCAATATAATGGTGTAGTAATTTCTGATATGTCACAAAGAATTAAACCTATATTAGATAAAATCACAGCAGCTGGTGGTAAAGATTTTAATACACTACAAACACAAACTAATAGTGGACAAAGAGTCTTATGGAATTTTAATGGTACAGAACCAACGAATTCCAATCTTTAATTTTCTTAATGTAAACTGTGTGGTTTTTATATAAATAATATTATTAGTAATTTTATATTTTTTTTTCTTCCGAACATTGTCGAAAACTAACAAAGGACTTAAAGGACTTACACTATGCCTAAAAAGCCTAAGAAGATTACTATATCGTCTTTAAAGAAAAAGGCACCCAAGGTACCAGACTTTACTTGTGTGTCTATTGATAATGTTATTGAGAAGTTGGAAAAACTTGTTGAAAAGAAAAAAGCGTTAGATAAAAAATCTTTAAAAGACTTAACAAAACGATTAGAAAAATTAAGAAGTGCTAATGAGAACCTACGAGAAAGTGGTATCTATTGGTACGAAAAACTAAAACTGTTATTAAAAAATAGATAGGAGGTCTCCTATGAATTATTATTTTACAGGTGCTCTTATAATATTGTTAATACTTTTTACATTGATGGTTGCGCCTTATCCGTATTAATATGAAATTTTTGTTACAATAGGGTTTCCTATGTTAAATACTTACGATAGTTATTAAACTATCAATCTCTAAAGTAAAACATAGGAAACCTAAATGAGAAAATTATTATTCAGTTTAATTATGATTTTGATGACAACTACATTATATGCAAGGGACCAAATATCAATTGTTGGTTCTTCAACCGTATTTCCATTTGCAACTGTCGTAGCAGAAAAAGTAGGTAAACAAGGTCTTAAAACACCTGTGATTGAATCTACTGGTACAGGTGGTGGTATGAAATTGTTTTGTAAAGGTGTTGGACCAAATACACCTGATATGACAAACGCAAGTCGAGCTATTAAACCAAAAGAAAGAGATATGTGTTTTAACAATGGTGTTACAGATATTTCACAAGTCATTGTTGGTTTAGATGGTATTGCATTTATCCATTCAGCAGAAAACAATACAGTTAATTTTACAGTAGAACAATTATGGCAGGCGTTATCTGAAAAAGGTAACAAACCTGAAAAATGGTCTGACATTGATCCAAGTTTACCAAACATTAAAATACAAGTATTAGTTCCACCACCAACTTCAGGTACAAGGGATGCGTTTAATGAATTAGTAATGGCAAAAGGCTGTGCTAAAGAAGTTAAAGAGGCAAACAAAAAAGATTGTACTTTATTAAGAGAAGATGGTGCTGCTATTGAAGCAGGTGAAAATGATACTTTGATTATTAATAAAATAGTTGCTGATAAAAATAACTTTGGTATATTAGGATATTCTTACTATGACAATAACAAAGACAAAGTAAGAGCAGCAACAATTAATGGTAAATCAATATCATTACAATCAATACAAGATGGTTCTTATCCAATAAGTCGACCATTATTTTTTTATGTAAAAAATCAACACCGTGATGTAATACCTGGTATTGACCAATATGTAAAAGAGTTTACTTCTAAAAGAGCAGTAGGCAAAAGAGGTTACTTAACTGATATAGGTTTAGTACCTTTGGCTAATCCACAAGAAGCCATTTCTAAAGTAGAATAAAAAAAGGGCGCCTTTTGGCGCCCTCTAAACAAACAACAAAATAAAATCTATTAAGCAACTTCTAACATTGTCATTGGTACTCTATAAATTCTACCAGACAAATCAACTAAACATTTACTATTCATAATTTTAGTAATTACACCTGGTGTCTTTTTAGTTTTTTGTACCACGTTAACCCTTGTACCAACTTTCATTTCATTTTTAACTTTAGATTTGATTAAAGTATCAATCATAGCCTTGGTATCATTTAATTGTGTGATACTCATATTGTTCAACGTTTCTAACATCATATTATTATGCTCCTTTGTAGTGTAGGTTTTTATTTAATCTATTAATAATTTTAGATTGATTAAACATTGACATCTTAGGATATTTTTTACATACCTTGTCAACATTTGCAAGTCTTTTTAATAACAACTTAAATCTAATTTCTAGTTCTGTCATAATGTATTTCCTTTGTTATTATTTTAAATATAAAGGTCCTGTCCATCTAATTGGATAGTTACCAGTTAATACATTTCCTCTTGGTGAGTTTAAGGCAGGTGCATTCCAACCAGCAGCCTTTAATATGTCACCTTTTTTAAAATGTTTAAAGTCTTCTTTTGCAATAAAACAAAAGACACCAGTATCGTGTACAACTTTAATATATTTCTTACCTTGTGTAACTCTTGTTTTTTTATCCCAATCAGCAACTGAATCTTTTGCCCATTGTGATTGTTCGCCGTGTGCGTTTGTAGACCATCTTTCATAGTCTGATTTTGCACCAGCCATCATATTTTTAATACCTTCATCTAAAGTATTAGCAGTTTTTGTTACCATAGTCATAGTGTTTTTTCTCCTTTAATTAATTACTTGTTATCAGCAAATACTGATTGTGAAAATAAAGACATAATAAAACTTGCAATACCAATACATACAGCAGAAGCACCAAGTAAATATTGATCAGTTTCTATTGCCCCAACAGCTGATACAAATGATAATGTACCAATAATTGCAAAAAAGATTGTCATATATTCAAAAAATTTATTTTTATAGTTTTTCATAGTTTTTTCCTTTGTTTTTGTTGTCATATACTATTACTATACCGCATTTTTTTATAAAAATCAACAAAAAAATGGAATATTTGTCCGATTCTTCCGTAGCTTGTCGGCATTCTGGCGTATGTAGAACAAAAGTAGAACAAAAACCGTTATAAATAGTACAAATTAACTAAAAAATGAGGAAATTATGGCAAAAATGCGTGAATTTCTGTTCTGGAACGAATCAGGACAAGAGGAAAAGAAAGAAAATACAAGTTTTAAGAAGGCTGTTAAGTCAATACAAGAAAATTTTAAAAATCAACGAATTGGATTTGAATATATTAGTAAAAAAGGCAAAAAAATTGTGTCTTCTATACAATTACCATTAGGAAGAAAGAAAAAACTAGGTAAATAATGGCAAAAATAAGTAAAACATTTGTAGCAAGAGTAAAATCATTTAAAAAAACTTCACAAGCAAAGAAAAAAAGAAGTGTAAAAATGTCTTCTATGAATAAATCCAAAAAAAGACAATATAAACCGTATAATGGTCAAGGAAAAAAACAATAATGGCCGTAAGAGAGGGAGATAAACTTACAACTGGACATCCATGTGACTCAATTACAGATTTAGCAATATCTTTAGTAAGAACAGTAAAAGCAAACAAGATTCCAGGTGCTGTTTTAGGCACTCCAACAATATCACATAGATATCCACCAGTACCTATTTGTCCAAATCACATATCAAATTTAAAACAAGGATCATTGAACGTATTAATAGGTGGTATACCTTGGGGACGTATAGGTGATAGTGCTGATAGTGGTGCAATGATTTCTGGATCCTTAAACGTTTTAGTAAACGGTAGATAATTCATATAAATATTGATATGGCCTACTCAAACTATGATGCAACAACAACAAATAAGAGTAAAAGATCAAATAGAATCTATAGTGATTTAAATTTGAGTTTTACTAAAAATCCTGCTACAAAGGATGTTGCAAAGGTTTTTGATGTACAAGCAATTAAAAGAGCTGTTAAAAATATAATTTTAACAAACAAATATGAAAGACCTTTTAATTCAGACTTTGGATGTAATCTAAGAGGTTTCTTATTTGAAAATATAACTGATCCTATTTTAGTTTTAATGAAAGATAGGATTTCAACAGCAATTGAAAAATATGAACCACGAGTTTCTGTGGAAGACATTGTGATAAATGAAGATATTGAAAATAATGGAGTAAATATTATGGTATCTTTTTTAGTAACGGGTGCTGAAGAGCCTGTTACCGTATCAACATTTTTACAAAAAGTAAGGTAGTATGAGTTCACATAGATTAGATATATCAGAATTAGATTTTACAAATATAAAAAGTTCATTACGAACATTTTTATCCAATCAAAACGAATTTAAAGATTATGATTTTGAAGGAAGTTCATTAGCAATTTTATTAGACCTGTTAGCATACAATACACATTACTTGGCTTACAATGCTAACTTTGTTGCCAATGAAATGTTTATGGACACAGCACAGTTAAGATCAAGTGTTGCGTCATTGGCTAAATTAGTTGGTTATACTCCTAATTCTGCTAGAGCACCAATCGCTGATTTAAAATTAGTGATCAACGATGGTACAGGTTCTACAATTACAATTCCAGCAGGTACAAAATTTACATCAACAATAGATGGTCTAACTTATACATTTGTTTCTATTGCTGATAAAGCAGTTCAACCAGTTGATGGTGTTTATACTGCTGCAAGTTTAAATGTTTATGAAGGAACATATGTAAGTTATAATTATACATATGACGCACAGGACATTGATCAAAGATTTTTAATACCAAGTGATAGAGTTGATACAACTACAATTAAAGTTGTAATTCAAAATAGTGTTTCAGATGTAACTCAAAACACATACACTAAAGCAACATCAATTACAGAATTAGATGGAACATCAAAAGTTTTCTTTTTACAAGAAGCTGAAGATGGTCAATATGAAATATATTTTGGTGATGGTGTTATTGGTAAAAAATTAGATGATGGTAACATTGTAAATATAAGTTATGTTGTAACAAACAAAACAGAAGCAAATGGTGCTACATCATTTTCTCTTTCTGGTTCAATTTCAGGATTTACAGATATTACTGTTACAGTTAATTCATCAGCACAAGGTGGTGCTGAACCTGAGTCATTACAAAGTATTAAGAAAAATGCTCCTGATTTTTATTCATCACAAGACAGAGCAGTAACAGTTGAAGATTATAAAACAAAAGTAAAACAATTATATTCTAATACACAAGCAGTTTCTGCTTGGGGTGGTGAAGATGCTGAAACACCTTTTTATGGTAGAGTGTATATTTCTATTTTACCAACAAGTGGTTCTAATCTTACTGAGTCAACAAAGGCAAGAATAGTAACAGACTTAAAAAAATATTCTGTTGCTTCAGTTACACCAGTTATTATTGATCCAGAAATTACAAATGTACTTTTAACTTCAACAGTTAGATTTGATGAAAAGGCTACAACAAAAGTAGCAGATACAATTAAGTCAGATGTTATTACAACAATAACAAATTACAATTCAAATACATTACAAAAATTTGATACAATGTTTAGACATTCAAAACTTACAGGATTAATTGATGATACAGATGAAAGTATTTTATCAAATGTCACAACAGTACGATTAAGAAAATCTTTTGTACCAACAATTGGTAGTTCTACAAAATATACAATCAATTATGCAAATGCATTATATAATCCTCATAGTGGTCACGCTTCTGCTGAAGGTGGTATATTATCATCAACAGGATTTAAAATTCAAAATGATGCTACAAACGTTTGGTTCTTAGATGATGATGGACAAGGTAATGTTAGAAGATATAGAATGGATGGTTCTGTAAGATCATATGGTAATAGTACACAAGGTACAATAAATTATTTAACTGGTGTTGTAGAAATTAATTCTTTAAATGTTTCTAACATAGAAAATGTTAGAGGTGCAGCTTCAACAGTTATAGAAGTTACAGTAAAACCAAATTCAAATGATTTAGTTCCAATACGAAATCAAATATTAGAAATAGATGTTGCAAACAGTTCAGTCACAGTAGAGGCTGATACATTGGTTGGAGGTTCAGCAAACGCTGGTATTGGATATACCACGACTAGTAGTTATTAAATGAAATGGCCAACTTTAAAGATAAAATATCAAATCTATTAAATTCACAAGTACCTGATTTTGTACTTGAAGATCATCCATTATTTTTAGATTTTGTAAAAGCATACTATCAATTATTAGAGTCAGCAGAAATTACTTTAACAAACATTGGTGATCCAGATCATCTTCAATTAGATAGTGCCACTGGTGCTACAAACTTTTTATTATTAGATGGTACAAATGTAAACAAAGATGATTCTACAGACAGAATACTTTTAGAAGATACATCATATGGTGATTTTATAAATGGTGAATTAATTACAGGTGCTACATCAGGTGCTACTGCAACAATATTAGTAGAAGATGTGGATGCAGGTTCTCGTTTATTTGTTACACATCAAAATAAATTTATAGAGGGTGAATTAATTACAGGTTCATCTTCACTTGCTCAAGCTACGATAAAAAAATACAGAGCAAATCCCGTTCAAAACATACAACAACTATTAGATTACGCTGATGTTGATAAAACTATATCGGGATTTTTAACTAAATTTAGAAATGCATTTTTAACTTCTATACCTGATACACTGGATGGTGATGTTAACAAAAGAAATCTAATTAAAAATATTAAATCACTTTATCAAGCAAAAGGCACAAAACGTGCAAGTGAAATATTTTTTAAACTATTATTTAATGAACAGGCAGAAATAAGATATCCAAAAGATAATATTTTAAGAGTATCAGATGGTAAATGGGATACAAAAAAGATACTACGTTGTTTAGAAATAGGAAGTTCAGACGCTACAAATCTTGTAGGTCAAACAATAACTCAAGCAGATAATCCAACAAGTTCATCTATTAATCAGGCCACAGCTGTAGTTGAAGATGTATTTAAATTTATTATTGGTGGAGTTACTGTTGTTGAATTAGTTTTAGGTGACACATCAGTTAATGGTACTTTTATTGCTGGTCAAACTATTACAGGAACAGATAATACTGACTCAGACGTTACTGTATCTGTAACTATTACAGGTATTATTGATAACAAAGTTATTACAAATGATGGTGCATTGTATAATCAAGGTGATGATATTGCATTAACAGCTGGTGGTACAGGTTCATCACTTAAAATAGGTCCAGTAGGTCCTGGTTCTATACAAGAAGTTGTGATTGATGATGGTGGTACAGGATATGAAATGGGTGATGTTGTTAATTTTAGTTTTGGTAACGCATCAGCAAAAGTTTCAGTAGTAAATGGTGGAGTAACATTAGAAGATGACGGTGGACAATTAATTTTAGAAACAGAAACTACAGCAACCGATCCATATCACGGAGACAAAGTTGTACAAGAAAGTGGAACAGGTGTTGGAGATATTACAGATGTAAGAATGATTGATAATGGAAATGGTTTTATTTCGTTACCAACTTTAAGTGTTACATCTTCATCAGGTTCAGGTGCTAAAGTGTTAGCATATGGTACAGAAATAGGAAGAGCATTAACTATAAACGTTGTTGAGGCTGGTTATAATTATCAAGTTTCACCTGCCCCAACAGTTATAATGCCTACATATCTTTTAATTTCAAATATAGTGGGTGCATTTACTGTGGGTGAGAGTGTTTCTGGTATAGGTTCAGATGGCTCATCTATAATTACTGCAACTGTTGTATCTTTAAATTCTAATACAAATGTTTTAAAATTATCTGATGCGTCAGGTACATTTGGTACTGATGTAACAATAACAGGTTCAGGTGGTGCAACAGCTACAATAAGAAGATTACAACAATCAACAGCAACAGTTGGTGTTTCAGCAGTTATTACAACTGATGGTGCATTTTTAAATGAAGATGGTTGGGTGTCTGAAGATACAATGAGAATACAAGATAGTTTATTATATCAGGACTATTCATACATTATAAAAGTTGGAAGATCAATTAATGAATGGAGAGATAGTTATATTAAAACACTTCACTCTGCTGGTTTTTATTTTCAAGGTGAAATATCTATTGAAACAAGATTAAATGCTCAAGTAAGAAGAGTCACTGGTATAAATTCTGGCATTACAGAAATATTAAGATCAGTTCTATCTAAATTATATTCTACAATAATTGGTAGAAGATTAGGAACTGAAACAGATGGTACATCATTAAGAGCAAATGCAAAGTTGGCTGTATCAGCAGATATGGATACAGGTACAATTACACAGTTTGATAAAACGACAAGAGATGTTACTTTAAAAACACAACCAATTAATATTGACTATGTAAGTAGAGTAAGAAGAAATTTACCTAATACAGATGGTGGCCTAACAAATGTAAGACAAGGGTTCGCATATGCTGGGCCAAGATTTGGTGTTTTAAACAGATTTATTAATACTGCATTTGGAGTTACTGCAAATTCAGGTTTAAGTAGTAGTGGTATTACTTTTGCAATATTAAATGATATTAAAGTACAAGGAACTAGAACAACATTAGATGGATCAAACGCAATCTTTTTAATGACTTCTAGTGCTGATGGAAGAAAACTTAAAACAAACTTTACAATTCCTGCACAAATAGGTGAAGTAGATGGTGATTCTTTTGATGAAACTACAGTAACATTTGATAATACTAATATAACAATGGATGTAGGATAACATATAAATAGTAAGAGAGAGATATGGCAAAACAAACAATAAACATCGGAACAATAGCAAATGATGGTACAGGTTCGACACTTCGAGCCGCTGGTGATTTAATTAACGACAACTTTAATGAAATCTATACTTCATTTGGTGACGGATCAACCTTATCTTCAGGTTTTATAACAGCAACATCAACAGACATTTTTCAAAACAAAACTATAGACAGTGCAAATAACACACTAACTTTAGATATGTCCGAAGGTACATTAACTGGTACAACAGCAGAATTTAACACCGCATTATCTGATGGTTCTTTTGCCACTTTAGCAGGATCAGAAATTTTAACAAATAAAACAATTGACACTGCTAACAATACAATTTCAATTGTTGAGGCAGATATTTCTGATTTACAATCTTATCTTACATCTTCAAGCACAGCAACATTAACCAATAAAACCTTTGATGCAAATGGTACTGGAAACTCTATTTCAAATATTGAAGTTGCTGATTTAGCGTCTGGTGTATTAGACACAGACTTAACTTCAGTATCAGCAAGTGATGATACTCTTGCTTCTGCTAAGGCAATTAAAACTTATGTAGATACAATTGCAGCTGCAGGTATTCATTATCATACTGCTGTACGAGTAGAATCACCTACAAACTTAAACGCAGCTTACAATAATGGAACTTCAGGTGTAGGTGCAACGTTAACAAATTCAGGTACTTTAGCAGCCATCTCAATTGACGGTGTTACTTTATCTCTAAATGATAGAGTTTTAGTTTACAATCAAACAAATGCAGCTCACAATGGTATATATTACGTGTCAACTGTTGGTGATGGTGCAACTGCATGGGTACTAACAAGAACAACAGATACAGATAGTTATGGTGCTTCTGATCCAAACGCTTTAGGGGAAGGTGATGCCTTTTTTGTAAAAGAAGGTGATACTGGTGCAGGAGAGTTATACGTTATGAATACAAGTGGTACAATTACGTTTGGTACTACAAATATTACATTTACAGTTATTGCTGAAACAGCAGTATATTCAGCAGGAACAGCTTTAACATTAACAGGAACAACGTTTTCAGTAACGCCAAGTTCTATCAGTTCTACACAACTTACAAGTGCTGTATCTTTACAGATATTAGACTCTTCTGGTACTGTAGTTAAAACAATTTATGGTGCAGGATCATAATAAAAATGATTATAAATATAAATGAGGAATAAGAAATGCCAGCAATAATAACAAACAAATTTAGAATGAACAATGCGGAACAGTTTTCAGAATCATTTTCTGAGGCTTCTCCAACAGTTTACTACTTAGGAATAGGTAGAGCACAAGAATTTGGTACTTTAACAAGACCAGACGGAAGAACAGACTACGAAGGAACTGAGTCTGCACCAATTACACCAGCAGATAGTGTATTAAACGAATTTAAAAACTATGATGATTTATTAGCTGCTAAGAAAATAACAGGTTCAAATGTTTCATTTGTAATACCAAGAAGAAATTGGACATCTGGAACAGTTTACGATATTTACAGACATGACTATGAAGAATATGTAACAGGTAGTACATCTACAAGAGTTACAGCTAATAGTACTGCAACAACTTTATTTGACTCAACTTTTTATGTGTTAACTGAAGATTACAATGTTTACAAATGTTTAGATAATAATAATAATGGTACATCTACTGAAAAACCATCAGGAACATCAACTTCAGTAATTACAACTTCAGATGACTACAAGTGGAAATATATGTACACACTTTCAGCATCTGAACAAGCAAACTTTTTATCTACAGACTTTATGGGTGTATCTACAAACTCAACTGTTTCAACAGCTGCTATTGATGGTGCATTAGATGTAATTAAAATTAAAGCTGGTGGTTCTGCATACACAGTTTCAGGTGGTGCAACATCAGGTACAATAACTGCTATACCAATAAGAGGTGATGGTACAGGAGGAGTTGCTTCAGTAACTTTAACTTCAGGTGTTATTACAGCAGTTACAGTTACAACGAGAGGTTCAGGTTACACATCTGGTTATATTAGAAATGCTGATATAATTACAGCAACAAATGCTGGTGGTGCTGGATCAGGCGCTGAACTAGATGTTATTATTCCACCAAAAGGTGGCCATGGTAAAAATGCTGTAGAAGAATTAGGTGGTTTCTTTGTAATGTTAAATACTTCTTTAGAAGGAACTGAAAGTTCAAATTCAGGTGACTTTACAGCTGCAAATGACTTTAGAAAAATTATTTTAATTAAGGATCCAAACAATGCAAGTGGAACAGCTGCTTCAGCTGCAACACTAAGAGGAACATATGCAATTAAAATTGCTAGTTCTCCAACACCAGGAACATTTACTGCTGATGAAGAAATCAATCAAGCAACTACAGGTGCTGTTGGTAAAGTTGTAGAGTGGGATTCTGTAAACGGTATTTTATATTACATTCAGACAAGACATAATGATGCTGGTGCTGATAGTAATGGAAATGTAACTGCATTTTCAGGTGCAAATGTAATTACTGGTCAAGGTTCAAGTGCAACTGGAACACCAAATACATCAGAAAGTGGAACAGTAAACAATGTAACCTTTACTTCAGGTTATGCTGCTCCAGAAATACAACATGACTCAGGTGATATTATCTATGTTGAGAACAGAACGAAAATTACAAGAGCGACTGATCAAACAGAAAATATAAAATTAATCATTGAGTTTTAATATAGAGGAAAGATATGCCAAGTCCAACTGATTTTAATGTCAGTCCTTATTATGACGATTATACAGAGTCAAAAAAGTTTCACCGTATTCTTTTTCGACCTGCGTTTGCTGTACAGGCTAGAGAATTAACTCAATCACAAACTCAATTACAAAATCAAATAGAAAGACTATCAGATCACCTTTTTGACAAAGGTGCAATGATTATTCCAGGTGAAATTGGATACGATTTAAATTACTATGCTGTTAAATTAACATCTAAATCAAATTCAACAATCGCTGATTATATTGGTAAAACTATAACAGGTGGCACATCATTAGTTACTGCAAAAGTAGTAAATGCTGTTGCAACTGATGGTACTGATCCAGACACTTTATTTGTAAAGTATTTTAATTCAAACGGAACAGATAATACAACAATTGCTTTTTCAGATGGTGAAACATTAACTGCTTCATCGGGTGATACAGCTGTTGTAAATACAACTGCAACTGGTTCAGCTGCACAAATACAACAAGGTGTTTACTACATTAATGGTTTTCATGTTCAAGTTTCTGCTCAAACATTAATCTTAGACAAATATACAAATACTCCAAGTTATAGAGTAGGTTTAACTGTAGCAGAATCTTTTGTAACACCTGGTGATGACTCAAGTTTAAATGATAATGCACAAGGTGTTTCAAATACAAATGCACCAGGTGCTCACAGATTTAAAATAGAATTAACATTAGCTAAAAAAGCACTTTCAAGTACAGACGATAGTAACTTTTATGAGTTATTAAGATTATCAAGTGGTACTTTACAAAATCAAGTTAGAACAACTGAATACGCTGTATTAGAAGATACTTTAGCAAGAAGAACATATGACGAGTCTGGTGACTACGTTGTAAAACCTTTTGACATTGATGTTAGAGAACATTTAGCATCAGGTAATAATAGAGGTATCTATACATCTGCTAATGGTGGAGATGCAACAAAACTTGCTGTTGGTTTTTCTCCTGGAAAGGCTTACGTAAAAGGTTATGAGATAGATACAATTGCTACAACATTTATTAATGTTGACAAAGCAAGAGATTTTGATACTCAAAATAATTTTAGTACAAGATTTGATGTTGGTAATTATATCAACGTTACAAATGTATATGGTTCTCCAGATATTGCTTCGGCATCAGGCGTAGAACCTTTTAAAGGATTAACATTACATAACGTAGCTACAAGTTCACGTGGTAGTGCAAATGCTGGAACAGACTCATCTATATCACATATAGGTAGAGCAAAGACTAGAGGATTTGAATATTCTTCTGGTACTGCATCAGCAAATATCTTTGCAAGTTCGAGTTTAACAAGTGCTGTTTATAAACATTATCTTTTTGATATAGTTTTATTTACACACTTAAACATAACTACTGCACAATCATTTACAACAGGTGAAATAGTTACTGGTGGAACTTCAGGTGCAACGGGTGTTGTACAAAGTATATCTACAACTGAAAGTGCTACAATTACAGGAATATCTCAAGCAACTCCAGCTGTAGTAACAGCAAATAATAGTTTTAAAGAAGGACAACAAATAACAATTGCAAGTGTGGCTGGTATGACTGAAGTAAATGGAAACGTTTACACAGTTAGAAATCCATCAAGTACAACATTTGAATTGTATGACACAGATGGTACAACTGCAATTAATTCATCAGCATATACTGCTTACACTTCAGGTGGTACAGCTGCACACGGTGTTGTTATAATATCAAACGTGCAAGGTGAATTTACTACAGGTGAAACAATTACAGGTGGTACATCAAGTAATACAGCAGTTATTCAATCAGACGCTGTTGGATTTAAAGGTGTTACATCATTTGATTTACCGTCAGTTAAACAAGTTGCAATGACAGGATCTCCAACATTTACTGCTGATACTTCATTGGATGCTACATATGGAGATAACTTTGTATTAACAGGATCAATTGATGTTGGTTCAGGTAGTGCTTCTGTTACAGGTATTAATACAAGATTTAATGAAGAATTAAAAGTAGGAGATTCAATCTCGTTTACAAACGATAGTGGAACTACAGAAACAAAATTAGTAGAAGCAATTATATCTAATTCAAGTTTAACATTATCAAGTGTAACTGCAGCTGCTTCTACAAAAACAATTGTAACAAGAAGAAGAGCAAAAGGTCAATCTCCAGAAAAAAATGTTTCTATATTTAAATTACCTTATACAAATATTAAAACTTTAAGAACAACTGCAAATGGTAATGCTTCAGACACAAGTTATACATTTAGAAAACATGAAATTAAATCACTAACTGGAGATGGTATTGGAACATTTACTGCTGGTGTAGATGAAACATTTGCTGATTTAACAGAAAGTGATTACACTATTTCAATTACAAATTTAGGTTCTGGTGGTTCAGGTGCTGTAGGTGATGTTTTAAGTTTAACAGGAAATAACCACGA